GCTTTCTGCTGTTGTGTAATGCTGTAGGCTGTACCACCGACGGCGGCTGTTGCCCCCACTACGGTCGCTACCGTTGCTATTGTTGCTGTTGTTGGCATTTATGCCTCCTTTGCGTAAGATGACTCAACTAGACTGTAACCGAGCCTTTTATATAAAACACCTAATTCTTGCATATTCGTGATATCTGCCATACAAATATACTCGGCACCAACGCTTCTTGCCCAATCTTCATAAGCCTTGATAAGCCTTATGGACTTTGTTCCGCCTCTATGATCTTTATCGACAAACCAAGCTAAATCAGTTGTAACTCGTCTGTTTGAGAATAAATATTCTGTTACAACGCAAGCAAGCATACCAATAATAATCCCGTCATTTTCAAGTAAAAATATTTCTTGGGAGTCTAAGTCTATGGCTTGTCTAACAGAACTTTCCATTTTTTGAGGATCGTAAGTCCTGTGCATAGCTGGGGCTTCTTTTGCAAAGTTGTATCCCAAAACAAGTATATGAAATACATCATCGTGAGTTGCTTTTCTTACATTAAAACCTTTGATTTTTTGCATGAATGATACCGTACCCTAATAAAACAAAATCCTTGGCTGCCTCGGACTCAAAGCGAAGTCTCATAGACTTACCCTTGCCTCTTATCTTAAGCCTTGTGTCTATCACAGTATCAGGAAAATTGGAAGTCTCTGCACTTGAATCAATCACTGGTAGTAACTTGCGTCGGTAAGCCTGTTGAGTTGCGCTTGATGCTGTGTTCTTGAAGTCCCAGAACGCAGAAACCAGTAGGGATGAATCTCTTATAGGAAAGTATCCAGTAATTTCATCGCCTACAAACCCTGTTTCTGTTCTCCTCATATAGACCTGTAGGTAGGGTGCTGTCTTTTCAGTCATAAGGTCACCCATAAAATCAAACCCAGCCTCTGCAAACGAGGTGTAGTTCGTGTCTTCCCAGTCAAGGAACAGCGATCCTGAAAAAGTTGCCATTGTCAACTGGCCTGAAGTGTTGTCCCTGACAAGAGTTACAATCTGTGGCTCTCCCGTTGAGATCGAAACATCTTGCGTAATGATAACGTCATCAGACCCCTGTATAACGTCATCGCCATCCTTCGTTCTGACATCAATTATCTGCTCCCCCGCGCCGTATTCACCATAAAACGCAGTACCCGCAACATACTTGGACACAAAAGTCGGGTCGGAAGACTCTTGATCCGAAACTTTCCAAGGGTAAAAAGCCTGAAGAGGTAGATCGAGTATCAGAAAGTTGTTTAGTTTGTTGACGTTTATTTGAGCATTATCTGGATAAGCCCAAAAAATTCTCTTGTTTACCTGATCGTAAACGCCAGTTGTCTTGACCTTGGCCTCTGCATCGATGTTGTCGTAAAAAGTCTGGATGGTGGACAGCGTAAGGTTGTTATCTGAAAAGTTAAAACCAGCAGAGTCTGGGGAAAGTGTGTATATACCAGAGTCTGACCACCAAAAAGGAATCCCGTCAGCAGAAACGAAAGAAGATGGGTTCCTTAAACCAACCTCACTGATCTTTGTGACTGAATATTCCGTTGCCCTAAATACATCATCTATGCCCTTGATACGCCAGATGCCGTTTTCTGCCATAACAAACAAAGAGTTCTGAAATGAGTGCAACTTTTGGATACCGATAGCATCAGGTATGCGGATTACACCACCGTCTGTGTCCAGCAGGTCTGAAATATCTTCCGCTGTTGGGTCATTCGACTGAAAGCAGTCACCTAAACCAGAGTTGTCAAAAGCTACACCAGAGGTGGTTTGCTCGATAATCCTTGAAAAAAGAATAACCCCAGAGTTTTTCTGCGAATCTAAACCAGCATAAAACATACGGCCAGCAAAAGATTCTACCGTTTTAAATCTGCTGTTCTCAACCTCCCTGCCTACACCAGAAATACCAGATACTGCATCCCTGTTCTTTGCAAAAAAGTTAAGAATAAAGTGACCGTTAGAGGTTAGCGTTGTTCCTGAATATATTTGGTTCCATTCAGATACGCTGAAATTACCGTTTGAGTCCTTGCCAGAATACCAAGGCAAGTTGAGTGCTGGATATTCTCCCTCGGCACTGATGTATGAACTAAGAGCAGCGGAGCCTTTTGTGCCAACCCAACCAGAATTTGCAGTGTCGTATTTTCTTTCCGCCGTGACCGTTGAGCTGTCTACAGGATCAAACAGAAGCTGTCTGTCTGATTGGAACTCAAAGTCACGAACCCTAAATTCTATCTCCGTGGATAAAATATCATCAGAAGAGTTCTCTTCAATATAGATAGTGTTTATGGCTGGTGATGATACAATCAAAACACCGTTCAAAGATGAGAACTGACATTTAAATTCTGCTGATGAAAGTCCACCAGTAAACTCATGACTTGTTAAGTCTATAAACCTGCCATTGCCTGTGCCAGGGTCTATGATCTCGCCTGCGGAAAGCGGTGAACTTGTCTTTCTGTAGAAGTAAAGCTTCGAACCGACTTGAACGACAAGGTATTCCTTTTGAGCAATACCTGCCACATTCTTCCATATACCTGTGGTGACAACCTCGTCTTCCGCTATTGTGAATGTCGAAAGAACATTACCACCTTCATAGACCAAGCCCTCACGCCTGCGCCTTGACCCATCACGGAACAATGCACAGTTTAGTTCGTCAACAGAAGCGTCTGGTGGAAACGTAAGTTCACCAGCCTCCGTTATCAAACCTTTGATGAAGGTGTTAGATACCTTCTGTGTTAGACTTTGTGCCATGCCGTGCCTTATATTTAGCAGCCGTGGAAGGTAACTTCTTCCGCATGTACTCTTCCACGCTTCTTTTTGCTGACCTTACAGAAGAAAACTTACCTTGTAATTCTTTTGGAACCATGCCCTTCTCTGAGAATATTTCAAAGAATATGTAACCGTCGTTTGATTTTTTTATGGTGAGTGCGGTCGTCACCTTGTCTGAGTAGCAGACACATGTTTGGGCTACTGGGTCTTCTTCAAACCTAACCATGTCTTACGCCACCTGCTGGGCCGTATCGTCCATACTTGTTGCGCTTGTTTTCTTGCTTCGTTCTGTACATGTCGTTCTGAACGTAGGATTTTAATCTCTTTGACGCTTGCTCGATCTTCGCATCAATACCGCTTTTGAAAACAGAGAAGCAGACAGATTTTGACTCTGCGAGTAGATATGGGAGCATAGTGTCGTCAATGTCAGGCTCAAATGAGTCAACCAAATTAAAAGTTGGATATGTAGTACCAAAAGCTTGAGTTTTGCTTTCTTGTAGAATTGACTCAGTTGTTGCATCATAAGCATCCATTACTATGTGAAGATCATCAAAAGACGTGTAGTATCTTGGCATACGGTCGTTGCGGATAAGCAAGGTCGTCCCTGCGTTTACATCGGCAACCTGCTTTACAGCATCACTATCATCGTGACTGCGTGTAAGAAAGTCAATTGGTTCTACATAAAATATTTCTTGGTAATTAATTCTGCCTACGGTAACTTCTGTGTTGTATGCCACACGCTCTAACTTCTTAACCCTGTCTGGGTATTTGAAGTGCGTAGGCTTTGTGTTGTCTGATAAAGAAGTCAGCTTGATAAGACCCTTATGCTCTGGAATCTCACGAGCTGCGATCATGTTGTAGTATGTGTCTTCGATGACGGAGGCAATCTGCTGTGCCTCAACGCTATCGGATATGCTGTTGACAGCTTCGCTATCCATATCGGATAGAATACTTTGAACCATCTCCAAGAGGGTGCGTTTCATTTATACAATCCTGTCCACAATGACTGTGAATCGAAGCTTCGCAGAGTTGGTTGAAGCCCCATCACTTTCAATTGTTATAAAAGAATCTGCTGTCACAGAGTTGTTGGTCGTCGGGGTAAGTGTGGCGACATCACCAGCAGAGGACACGGCGTGAGGGATTGTAATTGTTCCCATAGATGAGCCAGTAAAGTCCCTCACGGTTAGGGTGGAGTCAGCACTGCTGATTGAGTCCTCTAATACAGTGATGACCTTTTTAACCTCACCGAGAAACGGCATAGGTATGTGAACCTTTTCAACGGAAGACACATCTTCTAGGTAGCCCTCAAATGAAAGCTCGATCAATGTTTTGATAAACCTCCAATTGCCTGTGCCAGATCCGTTAGAGACATAGACCTGCTCACTTGATGCACCAGCAATGCCCTTTGGTTCGTGAAGGTTAGGGTCCGTCAGTACGCTGTGATTTACGTTAGCCATCATGCACCTATATAATCAAAAGAATAACCGAGGGGGCCGAAGCCCCCTCAGAAAATTAGTCGGCGTCTTTGCCAGCATCAACTGCAATATACTCGATAACGATCTTGAGCGCACCAGCAGTGAATGCTGCTGTGTCATAATCGAAAGAGATATAGCCGTTTTCTGCACCAATGGTGGCGGTGCCACCTACGAGTGCGCCGTTGCAAACCACTGCCTTGTTGGCAGCAAGGTCGGCAACAGCAACGGTTGCGTCGATACCATCAGCGTCGATTGCAACACCAGCGCGAGTCTGAAGACCCACGTTGAGGGTTGCGGAACCACCAGAAGTACAGGCGGTGTCAACGATGATGAAAGCACCAGTGATGAATGAGCCTGCTGGGATGTAGGCGTCATTCTGTTGTGGTGCTGCCGCAGATACAGGTACAGCAGTCATATCTTCGATGTCGAGAACGAAGTACTTCTTTGCACCTTCGGTGGTGATACCCTGCTCACGAGGGGTACCTTCAGCAGTGTTGGTCAGTACGAGAAGACCATCAGCGTTTACATAAGACATGATATATCCTCCTTATACGCTAGGCTTCGTGATAACACGAACCATGTTCTCTGGACGATACAACTTAACACCGTAACGAGCAGTGGTAACAAACTCGTGACGCTGGTGATCTTTGTTGTATTCGTAATCCACTTCTGGCATCTGACGGTAAGCACCTACGAAAGGAGTTACAGTCTGATCGGCAGAGAAGAACAGGTTAGCGATACCGTTGGTTGAAGAGAAATCTACGTTGTTGCCGTCACGGTCAGCCAAAGCACTATCAGCAAGATCCTGCTTCAGGTTGTTTGAGCAGTAGACGTCAAAACCGTAGATGTTTTTCACAAAGCGCATACCAGTGGCAATGCCCGTGGAAACGATGCCTTCAAACATTGGGTTGTTTGAAACATTGGCAAGGTTTGTCAGGGTGTTGATGGTGAACTCAACAGAAGGGTCAACGACAGCAATCAAGTTGGTGTCGGGTACGTTTGCCTTCTTGAGTGCATAACGTGCGTATGCGAAGTCTTCAACTTCGATAACGGCGTTAGAACCACCAGCAGATACACGGTGCTCTACACCATCAATAGCTTCGCCTGAGTTAGCGGAAACGCCAACTTCTGGTGTGGCCAAAGTGGTGTTTTCGAAGTGCTCCATAATAGCGCGTTCTTGCTCAGGAACAAAACGAGACATCAGTTCAGAAGAATAGAAAGTATCCTGTTCTGCTTTCTTAGTCATGTAAGTTGCAGAGGACAGGTACTTGTCAATCTGAAAAGTGAACTGACCTGTGTCAAGTGGACGATACACGACAGCCTGATCTTCGCTGTAGTTATCTACCTGTGCTTGACCAATTGATGGGATCTTGAAAGTGTCCCCATCTGGGAATCCGTCGAGCATACGCACATAAGTTTGTGCCATAAGCTCATCACGGAGGATCTCCTTTAGCTCGCCAGACCATACTTCTGCGCGAGTAAGGAGAGTGGTATTACCAGTCGTCATAGCCATGATAACATCTCCTTTTCTAAGCTAGACTTGTTAAGATTTAGTCCCAAACTTATCACCAAGTCTGATGCGATCCTCGAACATTTGCTGTTGGATGCGCGGGGTGTAGTATAGGGACTTGTTTTCACGACGGAGCCTTTGATAATAATCAAAATTGCGCTCCGTAGATCTTTGCATATTGACGCCTTCAGTGCGAACTGAACCCTGAACGATAGGTTGTGTAACCTTCTGAGGTTCTCCAATAAGAGTGAAGAATGCGTTAGGTGACTCCGCTGCAAGGTCTTGGAGCCTATCAAAAGACATTCCAAGTTCTTCGGCCTTCTTTTTGACGTGGGCCTCAGCTTCGGTGCCGTAGCTTTCTTCCATCTTCTGATTAACAGCCCTTAAGTTCTGCGTCACAGTTGATTGGATTTCGCGCTCAGTGAGCGTCTTTTCAACAAGGCTTTTTAGAGTTTCCTCGCTCACAGAAGACGGGGTGTTGTCCTCCGATGGTGCGCCGCTTTTATTTTTTTGGGTGACTTCAGGGTTTACGTTAGCGGATGACGTAGCCCGTTCCTGAAGTTTGGTGAGTAATTCTTTCGCGTAATCTTGTTTTCCAACATCTTCGCGAATCTGAGAAAGCTGAGTCTCAAGTTCCTTGATGTAATTATCTGCCTCTAGTTTCCCTTTGGCAAGAACTTCAGGGTCTTTCCAATTCTCACCCTTCACCTCGACGAGCTTCTGAACATATGAGTCCTGTGGTTGAGATTCATTTGTCGTCTGCTCTGTGTTCTGAGAAACCCCCTCGGTTTGAGTTTCCTCAGTTTTAAAAACTGACATGTTTTATTCCTTTGAAATTGTTATGATATCCAGCACATCTTTGAGAACTTGGTTGTACTCGTTGACTGCTACTTGGCGAAGCTCCCAGTTAGGGGCTTCATAGTCCCGACAAGCTTCTTTCTTTTGATAGTGCTTGATCAGGATTTCCTTAAGGTCGTCGAAAGCGTTGCGATATCCCATCACTTCTTGCTTACGAGACTCCTTATCCTTGTGTCCATCAAACCAGACTGACTTCAAAGTCCTTCCTCCGCTGCCATCATAAGGTTCTCTTCGTTGATAGCTTCAGCGTCCTGCATAATTTCTTGCGTCTTCATCTGCTCTTGGACAGCAATGTTTTCCCCGAACAGGCGTGGTTCACCCAGTTCTTCGGAAACAATCTTTGCAAACTCCTTACCAGACAAGTGAACCGCAACGCTTGGGTCGGATGCCTTAATCTGGTATAATTGGGTAAGATTTTGGATGCGCCTTGCGCGTTCAGCAAAGTGACGTGCGCCAACAGGCACAATCTTACCAGAAGCTATTATATCATCTTTCGTGATACTACGGAAGAGATTAATGCCAAGAGCGTCATCCATGACCTTGATAGTATCGCTGAAATTCATGTTCCTACGGGCAACCTCTAACATGCAGTTAAGAATAGGTTCTAGGAACGTGCGCTCAAAGTGTGCGGTTTTATGTTCAAAGATGCGGCTGGCTGAGTTTTGAAGTGACTGAACCTCGAACGCAGTCTTCTCGCCAGGTGTTCTGATGCCCATTGCCATGCGTGGCGCACCAGCCATCTCTTCCATTTTGTTTTCAAGAACTTGGATCTGCAAATCGGCATTGAGTGCTGTTGAGTCTGGTGCCATATAACCAACATCACCTTCCTCGCCTAGATAGATGCGAGCGCCAGGCTCAAACTCAAAGTCCTCAACATCACCCCGTATCTTCAGCACTGGGTAAGCGATCTGGTCAAACACGTCAGCCTTCAAGTTTTCTAGGTGGTCGATGCGGTATTGCATACCAACCAGATTATCGAGTGGCCCCATTGCATATAGGTTATCTGGGCGTGAGCGCCAACCTGCGTGAAAGATGGGTGCATGACCCAAGTTTGATGGGTTCTCTTCGTTGTTCAGAACATACGCCCTGTCGACAACCGTGATGATACGATCAACCATCAGTTCGTCATTCTGGTAATCGTAAATGTCGCCGTAGAATGTCAGTATCTCGATATAGTCCGACTCGTAGTAATGCTGGATTGAGCTGAAGCCATCTGCAATGTAACCATCAGCTTTGGTGTATGTTGCATCAGCAGACCTGACATAGGCTCTGGCCCTCATTGCCTTGTCGAACACCTCGCTCATGTATTCGTTCTTCGGGTCTTGTTCGATCATCTTCTTAATCTCACCGAGGGTTTTAATCGTCTTGATGATCTTTGGGGTCTTTAGGAATGAAGATGCTGCTGGGTTAAAGCATATGTCGTATGGAGAGATCCTCACAAGCTTCGGGCCGACATACTGACTGATGTAGTCACCATCCTCTTTGATCTTGTAGTTATCCTCGAATGTGACAGTTGCAAAGCAGTTGCCATATTGGATGTAGTCAAACAGAAGATCGGACATTGTTTCAACAAAGTCAGACTGTCTGATTTTGTTTTCCATATATGCTTGGATAATGTCGCGCTTTTGCTTGAGATCAGAGTCTTCGGTGTATGCTTCAAAGCGCATAAACTTCTGCTGGGGAAACAGTGTCGCAAAATAGTTTGCGTGGAGGTTATCCATAATTTGCGTAAGCTTCGGGGTGGTTGTGCTGTTTGACCACGGCAACATGGCATTGGTCGTTGTGCGTGTGTCGGTGGCGTACAGGTAGTTGCGGAGTTCTTTCCACTCTTCAATCTTCTTGTTCCTGAACATGTCCCATTCACGCCAACGATTGCTGATCTCAACCGCCAGATTATCTGGGCCAATAATTTGTTCTATTTCTATGGTCTCACCAGCCATTAAGAAGCACCTCTAAATCTATTGTTTGCCCACACAACATTATTCTTTCTCTGTCTTCCAGAACTTTTCGCAGGTTTGACTGCAATGTCTACCGCAGAAGCTAGTGCATCTATAACATCGTCGTGTGGTGGATGTCTAGAACTCAGCTCTTCCTCAAGTACTTGTGTGTTGCCACCCTTGTAATGCCACATTTGTAAGTTGTCGTATCGTGGCTCTAGTGTGGAGGAAATACGTTCTTTTTTATTTCCTTGGTGTTTGTTAGGTCTGAATTCGTCAATAGAAATTGCTAGGCCGTGTTGCTTGATAAGTTCCTTGAGTTGCTTGACAATTGCTTGCTGCGCAACTGTGACCTCTGCCCTCATCTTTCTAAAGTTCCACTTGGTTGACAGGTGCAGGATATGTTCGAAATATTCCGAGATCCTGTCTGTTCTGAACCTGTCGATATCCAAGACATAGACGTTGTTTTCCGCGTCAACTCCTACAACAACAATGGCTGTGTAGTCTGCCTTTCTGCTGAGGCTGAAGGCGAAGTCAACCGCGGCATACACGTTAAGCTTGTTTTCCTTGTAAAACATGAAGCCGTTTTCTTCACGCAAGAACTTGCGCTCAAAGTACTGAAACTTGTCTGGCCTCACTGGGACATTGTCTGGGTCTGAGGGGTCGTTGTAGTACTGCGCCCTGAACTGACCCTTATCCAGATACTGACCGCGCTTCTTGGCAAGGATCTTCAAGTCAAAGCCAAACCACTTGCCGTCTTTGCGCTGTTGACGTGGCCACAAAAACTCTCCAGTACCGTCGCCTCTGTCTTCAACTGCACGTTCAAATATCTCGTAGATATTATCTTCGCCAGTCTTTTCACCATGCCTGTCATACAGGTCTTCTGTCATCTGCATTAGGTCATTGTACAGATCTGATGGGTGGTATCTTGTCCCTACAACCCACTCTCTAGCATTTGATCCTTCGATAGAGGAAAGCAGTGAGTACTGACTCTTAACCTTCTCCCTGCCTTCTCCCGTGTAAGCGTTCTCATAGACCACCACGTCGTCCAAAACAGCTATGTCGCAGTGCAACCCTGTCAGGGATGTTGTCAGGCCACCAGTGAAGACACTAGGGTCTCTGACCTTTTCTTGCTTTCTTAGCGGGTGATCAAGACATATCTCTGAGGTTGTCCAGCGTTCTCTCTTGCCTTCGTCTGGGTTTACATGTTCGGGCCAGTATCTTTGGTAAATGTCTGACGTTAAGATATTCTTGATGAAGGAAAGCTGTTTCTCCGCAAGATTTGCGGTGGCTGATATGTATAAACACCGCAAAGTAGGATCTTTAGTCAGCTCCCAAGCAACCCTGTATGCGATCAATCGAGACTTACCGTGATCTCGCGGAAACAGAAGTAGCTGGTGTGACTTTTGATCCTCGCGCATCCACCACTGGATGACCTCCTCGTGGCACAAACCAAGAACCTGCTCAGGTGCAATAAGCTTGATGAACACCGAAAGGTCTGACTCAGCAGCTTGACGTATCTCGTCTCTAGTGGACACTCGTTTTGATTCCTCTCAAAACTTCAGATGAAATCGCAGAGCGATTTAATCCTTACTTATTCCTAATGTTGATTTGCTTGGACACCGAGTCAAGACCAAAGGCCCCAGCAGCAAACAGGAATATAGGTGTTGCCAAGACCTCTACGGCCTCACCTGCTAAGGAGTTTTCGAAAAACACCCACAAGCATGTCAACCCAAGAAGCACTAGAAGCATCACCGCTGACACTTCCCTCTTCCACGTTTTCTGAGGTCTGCCTCGGCTGTACCTCGGTAGTTGCTCTTCCATTTACTTCATCCCACCAGTGCATCACAACAAAACCAGGGCAAGCCTTTGCAGAAACTTCGTTGTGACCACGCACAACAACATCCTTACCATACTTTTCCAGAAGTTCGTTGATCTTCTTGACAATCACATCCTGCTGGATTTGTGTATAATTATCAAGAAACTTATCGTTTGCGTTAGATCCAAAGCCACCCAGCAAGCAAATACCAATGGAATCCTTGTTCCATCCCTTGGCATGTGCGCCGATTGTTTCCTCGTCACGACCCTTTGCAACCTTGCCATCACGGTCGATAACGTAGTGGTAGCCGATGTCGCTAAAACCTCTGGCCTTATGCCAAGACCTTATCTCATCAACCTTCCATCGAAGGTTTGCACCCTGACCCCAAGTAGGTTGGGTGGCAGAGCAGTGAATAAATATGTTGTTGATCTTTCTCATTGGGTCAGCCCTTCTTTATTAGCTCGTCGATCTTATCTTCTAGGCGTCTCATCGCCGCCATCATATTGTTCATGTTGTTGGTCATCTCATACTTGGTCGCATACTCTTCACGAGTGCGGGCCAGCATATCTTCTGTCTTCTCCAGACGTGAGGATAAAGAGCGAACCACGATAATGGCCACAGGCACAAAGACAGATAGGATTGCATCCCAAATCATACCGTTGTCCATTTCCATCGCTTCTCTCCTTTGCCCTATTTTATCATAAACAGAACGTTTGTGCAGTTAATGTATCATAAACAGAACGTTTGGGCAGTTAATGATTTTC